CAAGCACGTTTTTAAAAATTTGCTCATCATGCTCATACATCTCTTTTCTTGTTTCACTGCGAATACCACCTTGCGGGTTCTTCATGTGCCACGTTACTGCGTTCGGTACCGCCCAAATATTGTAGCCTTTTTGATGCAATGCGTATGTAAACAACGTCTCTTCACGATGCGCTACTCGCGTTAAACCCAAATTATAATCAACAATCCCAGCACGATATAAAAAACTACAATGAAGATGTTCAACATGTCTTGCAACGTTAAATTTACCCCATTGCACATTAGGCTCATTGTTAATGTTATCAATTTTGCCTGTAATTTTGTTTGTGTCTGGCATGTATGGTGGTGTTAATATTTGACCGCCAACTGCACCAACACTGGGTTGTGCCCATCTATATAATTCTTCTAATACATTAGGCTCGGGGATTGCGTCATCATCACAACGCCACACCCATTCGTAGCCCATCATATTGGCTCGTTGGTGAATATGATGTTGTCCTTTTTTATCAGCAAACACCCATTCCCACTCGACGCCCTTGATGTCTAACATCTGGAAAAAGTATGAATAGATCAGCTCTTTCCGCATGTCTTGTGGCGCATCATTATCATCAAAGATTACCAGCTTATCTGGCAATCGAGTTTGATTGATAATCGCGTTTAATACCAGTGGCAAAGTTGTAAAGTACCTGCCACGGGTTGCTACCGAGCAAAGTACTTTAGACATTGTATTTACTCGCTAACTTAGCTTCATTTTGAGCAAAGATCTCAGCCCAATTTTGTACTAACGTTGAGTCTAATACGGTGCCTTCGGCTTTATGATAAATTGGAAACGAACCATCATCGTAGTTCATAACCAATTGAAAACCAGCCTTCTCGGCCTCATAGCAAAATTCAATGTCTTCGCAGCCGCCAGTACCGTATTCTTCGTTTAGCAGCCCAATGGTTTGAAATACCTTTGGGTCAATCATTACACAGAAAAATACAATAAACTGGCGTTTAGTAATTGGTGAATATTGAGACCATACGCCCGATATATCACCAATATCTAACATCTCGAGCCACTTGTTTTTGGCTCTTTCTAATAATACAGTATCGTTGTTAAGCAGGACAATTTTGTCTCCCCTGCATACTCGAATGCCGTTATTAGTGGCTTTGGCAAACCCCAGCGGTTCTTTACTCCAAACCACATAAAAATTTGGGATTGCTGTTGCCAAATAATCTAAATACGCTCTTGTATTATCAGTACAACCATTTGCCGACACGACCAACTCTACGTTGTCCATGTCGGTGTATTTGATAATCGAATCAATACACGGTTTTAAATACTTTTCGCAATTGTTATACGTCGGTATAACGATACTGTATTTCATACGATCCTCAAAGGTTTATACAAACCTACATTGTACTACAGTTTTGCTTTTATTTCGTCCACTTCGTCAGCTAATTCTTTAATTGCTTCAATAATTAAGGCAGATAGCCTTTCATAACGAACTGTCCAATACTTTTCGTCAATTGGGGCTGGAACAACTATTTCGGGCAATACTGCTTGAACTTGTTGGGCTGATACACCAACTTCGCGTTTGACTTCGTAACCAAGGGCTTGCGCTGTCTCATTAGCCTCATAGTAGAAACCATTAAGTGTGCGCAATTTTTCCAGTGCGCTTTCAATATTACCCAATTTGGTTTTTAAGCGGTCATCCGAGTAGTATGCTGTTACGTTATTGGTTGCGCGGATCTCACCAGTTGTACCAGAGGCTGCTGTACCAACACCTAAAGAACCAATTTGGTACGAACCGGATGTGCTGGCAAAACCAGAATATCCTGAATACCCCGATGTACCTGTTGATCCGGTAGAACCAGTAGCGCCGCTATAACCAGAATAGCCTGACGCACCTGCTGTTCCATTAGAACCACTATATCCAGAATATCCAGATGCTCCTGCAGATCCTGCCGATCCATTAGAACCGCTGTACCCAGAAATACCACTGTATCCAGAAATTCCCGAGAAACCGCTAAAACCACTATAACCTGATGTGCCAATTCCTGAATACCCGGAAAAACCACTGTATCCAGAAATACCACTAGAACCTGTTGCACCAGATATACCGCTAAACCCACTAAAGCCAGAATATCCACTAAAACTAGAATAGCCAGAATATCCCGATATACCAGAGAAACCACTAAATCCACTGTAGCCAGATATACCTACTTGTCCGCTGTATCCAGAAAAACCGCTGTAGCCAGAAACACCGGTCGAACCTGTTGCACCAGAAATGCCGCTAAATCCACTGTAACCAGATGTGCCTACTTGTCCGCTGTATCCTGATTTACCGCTGTAACCAGATAAACCTAATCCAGAATATCCAGAGTATCCTGAATAACCAGAAAATCCGCTAACACCGTTAACAATCGCCAAAAACACTGGTAAGTTATTTGCAAATCCGGTGGTTCCAGTTCCTAATGATTTTACTAATGTTACTGGGTATCCCCAATAGCTATTTGATGCTCCGGGATTGTAGTTAACAGGCGCGCCACTAATTTGCCAAACTTGGTAGTTGTCACTGTTTGTTTCATCTTGAATGATGAACTCTTCAGACTGGGTAATGAATGACAAGAAAATATCAATGTCGGCACCAGTTTGAGTTTTGTGTGAAACATAAACTTCTGTTGCGCTAGTTTGAGTAGCATTATTCCAAATAAGATAACCATCTCCGGGGTATCCTGAAGTAATGGTTGTATTTGCTTCGTATGGGAACGAAACAGTAGAAGACCCCGGTGTACCTGAAAAACCACTATAACCAGAAATACCACTATAGCCAGAAAAGCTACTATATCCACTATACCCAGATATGCCTGAGAAGCCACTATAGCCGCTGTAGCCAGAAATACCGGATCCAGAATATCCAGATATTCCAGAAAAGCCAGATAATCCTGATACGCCACTATAGCCAGAAATACCACTAAAGCTAGAATAGCCAGAAATACCACTATATCCAGATATACCTACTTGGCCAGAAAAACCACTGTAGCCGCTATAACCAGAAACGCCAGAGCCACTGTAACCAGAGATACCAGAAAAGCCAGATAATCCTGACACGCCGCTGTAGCCAGAAATACCACTAAAGCTAGAATATCCGGAGTAGCCAGAAAAGCCACTATATCCAGAAATACCACTATAGCCGGATTTACCGCTATAACCAGAAATACCGCTAAAGCCACTGTAACCAGAAACGCCAGATCCACTGTAACCAGATGTGCCGTTAATACCAGAATAACCAGAATAACCAGAATAACCAGATAATCCTAAACCTGAATAGCCAGAATAGCCAGACCAACCTGAAATTGGGCCTAAAACTTGTTGTGATCCATCATTGTAGTAAATTACCAAATCGCCGTTTGATGGCACGTATGATATAGTAGTAATTAATTTACCACCCGCTGCAGCGTTGGCCAAATAAGTGACCAATGTCTGCACTGTCACACCATTTTGGACAATAATAGCGAGCTCGTTACCACTTAATGGTACCGATGCTACTGGTAGTTGTGATATCGACTGATCAGCCATTTATTATTCTCGTTAAGTTATCAGATCGCCCGGATTGCCCGCCGTTGTGGCGTTAGACTGTGACTGCGTAATAAACACAGAGTTGCGCGATGGATTGTTGGGTTTTCTTACTCCGTTTACTGGACTATCAATTGGTCCGCTTGGAGCTTGTCCAGTTACCAATTCAGTACCGCCAATCGGTCCAGTAGCAACAGATACGTCTGGTCTTGGGAATCGTAATGCAATGTTTTCTGTTTGAAGCGCAGGCAAGCGCCAAGGATCGAAATCATCTCGATCTTCGGCGCACACCCGCATGCCCGGAAAGTTTGGATCGGGCATTAAATCTACGTACGCAAATTTCCTGCTGCAGCGATCACAGATCCCTACAGCAAGAACCGAATTACCTCGCGTATCTAAGTAGACTGGCATTTAAGTGCCTTATATTGCTGACGCTAATGCTTGACCGTCGTTTTGAATCAAAAAGCCTTCAATATATGCGGCAACGTGTTGCGAAGAGCTATCGCTTGTTGAAAAAGCAAAAGTTAAATCTGCTTTTTGTTGAAACACATTTGGCGCATAGCGGTGTACGTCGATAAACAATGTAAAGCTAATTTGCGCGGTAGAAATATTAATACCGTTTGTGGAATTAGTTAAATTGTAGAAAATATACACGTTGCTAGATAAGCTGCTACCAGACCAAGCATTAATACGGTTTAAGTAAAATGTATAACCATTTGGTACAGTGTACACTGTCATTTGGCTACGACCTAACCCGGAATTAATCTGAGCGTAAGTTGTACTACCATTTTTAACTGTGATAGTTCCAACGTTGCTAACTTGACCAGAGGCTACGGCAGTCATAACAATGCTGTTAATACGTAAAAATTGATTAACTGTAGTTACGTTTGCTGTACCGTTTAAAGATACAACTTCAACCAATTGATTGTAGTTAGCGTCAAGACCATTAATAGTTACTTTTGCTGGGCTTGCGTCAGTTGCAGATGAGCTTGCAACAGTCATAGTCAATGCTGTACTTGGGAATGTATACGCTGTTGCGTTTTCCCACAATGGAATTTGTGTTCCAGCTACGTTAGCATTGTAACCATTAATATTGACTAATGTGTGTCCCATAATTTGATTACGGGAAACTTGTAAATCAAACGGTTCTGTACGACCAACTTTGGTAACAGATTCGATTGCTGCCGGAATGTTTTGTAGATTCGTTACTAGATTTGATGCCATAATTAATTTCCTTTAAAGTTAAATTGGGGGCGTGAGCCCCCAAGGCAATTAATTATTGGTGTAACCTTGGCCAACGTTGATGATCGAACCAGTGTAGTTACGTGCTGTGTATTCAGCTTGCAATACACCACCGATACCACCAGCAGTCAATGCTGTAACGTTAGCTGCAGCAAAAGTCAAAGTTGCATCCAAAGTACCAACGTTAGAGATAACGTTAGCAACTGCAGCAGATTGAGTAAAGCTGATTCCGATAACGCCACCAGTTGTGCTTGGGGTAATTGTACCGATTGCAGTAACGGTATTAGCGCCACCAGTTGGGGAAGGCTGTGTCAAAGATACAGTGATTACGCCGCCAGCTAAGTTAGCTGCGGAAGTAGTTTGGTAAAGAGAAACGTTTTCGATAATTGAGCCGGCTGGTAACACAAATGGAGTTACGCTAGTTTGGCCAATATCGGCAGTGGTGAATGTTACAACGCCAGAGTTAGAAGCTGTAATTGGATTAGTAATGTAGCTTTCTTGAGTACATACTGCGGCACCAGTGTTATCTGGAGCGATTACACCGTTATTAGATGAGTTGTTGTACTTGTAAATGCGTACCGGTTGATTAAATGTTACTGACATTTTGATTTGATCCTATCAAGAGTTTTTAGCCCCACTCAGTCGCTTGATCGTCTACCGGGAAGGGTCGGTAGTCTGTTGGGGGCAATTCTTCCTATACTTACTAATGCAAACTATCTGGGAAAAGCGCCCCAAAAAGCAAAAAAGCCACCTTGTGGGTGGCTTTTTTGTTACTGCGGGGAGGTTTGGATTACAAACCGGCTGTGCCGTAGATGTTACGCGCATCGTGCCAACCTGTAGCATAACGCTCAGTGGCCTTATAACGCATAGAATCAGTTTCGAAATCGCCTTCCATGGATTTCTCCATTGGACGACGCATAACGAGCATGAGACCATTTTCTGCATCAGTCTGAACCCACCAAGCCTTGCTAGAGGACAAACGTGTAACCACGTGTGTGCCTTTAGGCAACATGCCTGTTGATTTGATTGGGTTCAAATCGTTGTCAGCTGTACCAGAACGGAGTACAGACTTGAGGATAACCTCAGCTTGGAACTCGAGTGCTGGCGGAACAACTAACTGTTCTGCCTTCAAACGGATACGCTTACCGTTGTTGTCCACAGCGGAACGGATTTGAATCAACATCTGTTCAACAGAAGTTTGGCTCAAAGAAGCAGCTGTAGATAACTGGTTAGAGTAAGAACCGCCGTTAGCGATTGGGTGGGCTGTGTTGATCAATGTAACGCCGTCGCCGCCTACATAGCCAGTTGTGAACGCGAAGTTCAACAAGTTAGCGCAGAGGGTTTCCTTGGTTTCAATCATAGACTGAGCCAAGTGCTTAGCAAAAGTGCTACCGATACGGATGTGATCACCGTCTTCCATCAACACTTTGGTCAAGGCGTAAGCCAAGCCATAGATTTGGTAGATGAAACGGGTGATGTACAAAGTACCACCTTGATCGTAGCTAACTGGAGTGCCGTCAGGCATTGCAGGAGCTGCGTTCATACCATAAAGCATTACTTCTTCATGGTAGTTACGTGGAATACCTTGGATCTGTTCTACAAATCCTTTCCACTCATCGTCACGTTGTTCGTAAACACCGTCAAAGACTTCGTTGATAATCGGCTCGACTACCGCACGAAAGTCTGTACTACGCATTGGGGTTGCCATTGCTTATTCCTTTCGTATTAAATTAGACCGATACCGAATTGGCAGCGAATGTATTGTTA